TCATATATTGTTCTTGTAATTTCAAATATTTTTTCTATTCGTTGTTCACTTGGCCAATGAGCATTTCTAAATGTATTCTGATATTGTGGAGTTTTTCCAAGGTTAAGATTATCACTTATAATATCTGTTGTTCTTAAAATTTTATAATAGTAATATCCTTTAATATCTGTAGCAGTTGTACTACCAAACACAACATTTTGGTAAGTTTCAGTTTCTATAAAGTTTTCAAAACTAATTTCACTTGCATTTTTAAATGATCTGTATTCTAAAGGAAATCCATATACTCTGTCATTAGTCCCATTACCATCTTCAAATCCAAATATTTTATTTCCTTGGAAATTGTTTTGAGGGAATACAACAGGGTCACCTAAATATTTTAATTCATCGTTATATAAATTAAACAACGGAGCAGAATTTGTTTTACTTTTAATTTGTGCTTCTTTTAATCCATTACCATTATGATAATATTCTTTTCCTATTTCTGCAAATCCAGACGATATGTATATAACTTCATTTTCAGCAAGTGTTGAACTTAGACTTAAACTTATAGAGCTGTTGGCTACTGTTGCTACATATATGTTCGTTGAAATATCTGCTTCATTAGGAAATATAATTGTTGTTCCTGATTCTATAGTAACTGTATCTACTGCAACATTACTAGGATTTGCTCCTACTATATCTGCATAAGCAATTTCAGTACTACTAATATCTACATTACCTTGACTTGTTACGCCATGATTATAAAGTTCTATATCTCTATCAAATTCTAGTATAGGTCTTTCTGCTTGATATATTTTTTCTGGTACATTATCTCCAGCATCTGTAAAGTTTTCTTTATGATACCAAAAGTTTACCCTACTCCAAACATTTCTGTTTGCGGAACCTCTTCCTAAAAGAATGTAATCCTTATCTGTTTGAGGATTTTTATATCCATTTGCATAACTTATATCTACTGGCACGAGAACAATACTTTCACCCACACCTTCTACAATAAATTCTTTTCCAACATATTTAGAATTATCAATTACATAATCACCTGCAAAGGCAACTTTCATACCATTTTTAAATGCCTTACCCCCTGACGGTGTGTAAACACTTTTACCTACAATGTCCTTTTCAACATTTATAGGTGCTGTGGATGTACCTGAAATTGATATTGCTGTAGGACCATTAGTGCTCCAATAATAATCTTGATAATTTAAGAATTTATTAAATTCTATTGGGGGTAAAAATGATTGGAAGTCAGAACTTAACCATTGGTTTTGGTCTAATGTATTAACATTGTAAGTGTTTAAAATATCTATAAACTCATCATAAAAAATAAAGTTTTCACTGACGTTTGTATTTGCATTAGTGTTGTTTACAACTGGACTTAATCCATAATATTTTTTATTATTGTCTTTTTCGTAAATCCATTCACCATTAACATTTTTATCGTTTGATGTTTTCTTACCTATAAATCCGCTTATTTGTTCTACATTTGCTTTACTGTATAATTGTTCTACTGTTGATTCGAAGAAATTCTTTACAGCATCAGTCTGTAATATAACGGGTAATTTTTTATAGATTTTATTTGCCATATTAATAGTTACTTAAAGTTGTATTTGTAATTTTATCTATAATCTCTATATCTGTTACTTTTGCTGTACTAATAAACAGCTCATTACTTTCTGCTTTTATCTGGAATAAGTCTCCAAAAATACCACTTGTATTTTTAGGACAAATTACTATACTACCAATTATTCCACTTAATTGTTGATGTACATATGAACTTAATTCTGTAAAGTAGAAGTTTTCTCCAAACTCCCAATTAGATACATCAAAGTAGTTATTAAATGCTTGAATAATTTTTGTTTTAATTTCATTATCACTTAATGTTGTTCCACTTAATTTTACAACTTTAAATTTTGCTTGTACATCTTCCTCAGAGTCTGTTCCAAACAGTCTTTTGAATTTTGCACTCTTATAAACTATTGTGTCACTGGCACCTTTAAATTCATTTAATTTTACAAACTCATTTGAAAGTTCACCACTAGTAGGTGGTACAGGGAATTCTGTGCCTGGCACTTTAATATATTTCTGTATTTCTGCATTATAAGATGCTGTAAGCACCTGCATTTCAACAATGTTACTAATGCTAGGATCAATCCTTATATCGTTAGGAGCATTATGATCCCACTTTATAATACAAGGTCTTTCTTCAACATCTCTTGTATTCTGTGATGCACCTCTTCCTTCTTTAACAAAATAGTTTGTGTCTTCTACTAATTGTATATTTGTTGCATCAGTACTGCTAGGTGTCATAGTGTAAAACTTTTCATTTTCTGCAACGTAAATATGTATGCCAGAGAATTGTGTAGCAGTATTATTAAATTTTTCTGCAATTACTAAGGTATCTACAATTATGTAATTTATTGTTGACCATTCCACAGGATCGCTATAACTTACAGGTGATATTGTACCAGGACTACCAGCGGCCGCTGATATGTCTACATCATCGCCTCTGTAATCTATAATAACTCCTTTTACAGGTCTGTCATAA